AGGGGTTTCGAAGCGCAAATTATTCCTAGGCACGACGCTCAAAAGTTGTTTCGATAGCACTAAAAACACACTTATCCCTACCCACAAAAAATCGAAAACCGGCCATGGTAGCACGGAAATCCACCCATGGCCTATAAGCAACGCTACAATCAGAAACATGGCACTGATTTCAAAGGCGGACGCGGCACGAGCCCTCGGCGTTACCAGTGAAGCGGTCTACGCAGCAATTCGTACAAACCGTCTATCGGTGGTACGCACCGGGGACGGTCGTGAACTCGTAAATTCCGCCACCATGCGCGAGGAATGGGACCGCAACACCCAGAAACGCATCGGCCGCGGCCCTAAGCCCCCTGCTGGAACGACCGAACGCACCCCTAAGCGGCCTGGGGAACTGACCCCCCAGGAGCGCCGCGATCAACAGGCCGATTCAGGCGGCAACCTGGCGGAAACCAACGAGGCCATACCCGATTACAACGAGTCCCGCGCCCGCACCGAGCACCTAAAAGCCGAGCTATTAGAGCTGGAACGCAAGGAAAAAGAGCGAATTTTGGTAAAAGCGGAGGAAGTTGAGGCCAAATGGGTCGAAATTATCACCATGGCCCGCACTAAGATTTTGGGTATCCCCACAAAGGCCAAACAGCGCATCCCCGACCTCGACACCGACGCCATAAGCCTCCTCGACGACATCGTAAGAGAGACGCTGGAAGATCTCGCTGCTAAATCTGACGCCTAAGTACTTACACATGGTAACTACGCCGCTTAGCAGTATTGTTCGCCTGGAAAGTGCGGCGCTTAGCGCCTTCAAACCCCCGCGCCGCCTCACGCTTAGCGAGTGGGCCGACACCTACGCCTACCTCAGCGTCGAGAGCAGCGCCGAGGGTGGCCGCTGGCACACCCTCCCCTACCAGAAGGGGATCATGGACGCCATAAGTGATCCGCTAATTGAACAAGTAACCCTTATGAAGTCGGCACGTGTTGGCTACTCCAAAATCCTCAACCATGTAATCGCCTATCACATCCACCAAGACCCCTGCCCCCTGATGTTGGTGCAGCCCACCATCGAAGACGCGCAGGGCTATTCCAAGGAAGAAATCGCGCCCATGCTGCGCGACACCCCCTGCCTAGCCGGCCTCGTAAGCGACGCCAAAGCTAAGGACGGCGCCAACACGATCCTGCAGAAGCAATTTCCGGGTGGAACGCTAAGCCTTGTCGGGGCCAACTCGCCGCGGGGCTTCCGTCGTGTGAGCCGCCGCGTCGTCCTGTTCGACGAAACCGATGGCTACCCGCCCTCGGCTGGTACGGAGGGCGACCAAATCAAGCTCGGCATCCGCCGAACCGAGTATTACTGGAACCGCAAAATCGTCGCCGGCTCCACCCCCACCATCAAGGACTTCAGCCGCATCGAGCGCCTCTTCGCCCAAGGCGATCAGCGCCGCTACTTCGTGCCCTGCCCCCACTGCAACCACATGCAGTACCTGCGTTGGGCTCAGATGACCTGGACCGACAACGACCCCTCCACCACCGCCTACAAGTGCGAATCCTGCAACGAACTCATCCCACACTCTAAGAAGCGTTGGATGGTCGAACGCGGCGAATGGCGCTCCACAATCCCCGGCAACGGCAAGCACGTAAGTTTCCACATTTGGGCCGCCTACTCCTATTCCCCCAACGCCTCATGGTCTAATTTGGTCGAAGAGTTCTTGGAGTCGAAGAACGACGCCGAGCAACTAAAGACCTTCGTAAACACCGTCTTAGGCGAGGTCTGGGAAGATGAATACGCCTCCAAGATCGGCGCCTCCGCCCTGCTGGAACGCACCGCCAAGGAGACCTACCAAGCCCTCATCGTCCCCTCCTCCGCCCTGGCGCTCACGATCGGCTGCGACTGCCAGGACGACCGCCTAAGTCTCAGCGTCTGGGCGTGGGGACGCGAAGAGGAGGCGTGGCTCATCGACCGCAGCAAACTCTACGGCGACCCCTCACGCCCCGACGTATGGAAACAACTCGACGAAGTATTAGCACGTCCATTATTAAGCTAAGACGTAATTGACCTGCGAATTAGTGTGTGCGCAATCGACTCTGGCGGCCACCACACCGCCACCGTCTACGCCTACGCCCGCGACCGCGCCGCCCAGGGCGTCATCGCCATCAAAGGCATGTCCACTAAGGGCAAGCCACCAATCGGCAAGGCCAGCAAGGTCGATCTCAACCACAAAGGCCAAACCTTACGCAAAGGCGCCCAAGTATTCCCCGTAGGCTCCGACGCTATCAAATCGCTGCTATTCGGCCGCCTAAAACACAACGAACCCGGTCCCGGCTACCTCCACTTCCACGCCAAAACACCCCTCGACTATTTTGAGGAACTAACTGCCGAAAAGCAGGTAATGCGCTACAAGAACGGCTACCCCCAGCGCGTCTGGGTAAAGAAGAGCAGCCAGCCCAACGAAGCCCTCGACGAACTCGTCTACGCCTACGCCTCCCTGCACCGCCTCTACCAGCTCTACGACCGCCGCACCATTTGGGAGCAGCTGGAACGCAAGCTCCGCCCCTCCCCCGACGACGCCCCCTCCCAACCCGCCCGCTCCTCCGCCGCCTTCAACGTCCTCGGCCGCTAAGCCGCAGCGCCCCCACGCCTCGCGTCCACTAAGCCAGCGCAGTGCTTACCGCGTATCACTGCAACGCTTACCACCTAGACTTAGGCGAAACGTAGTAGTCAGATGGCGTCTCCAGCTGCGCAACGTCTAGCGGACCTGGAAGCAGTAGAAGCCGCTATTCGCACCCTTATCTCAGGTGCGCAAGAATATCGGATCGGCACACCTACAGGTGGTCGTATGGTGAAACGCGCCGACCTGGCGCAGCTCATCCAGTGGCGCGATCAGCTCAAAGCCGAAATCGCCCGCGACCGCATGGCCAACAGCCTGAACGCCGGCCGCGGCGATGGTCGCTCCCTCTACGTCCGCTTCAACTGAGCCACCATGGGCCTTCGCACTTGGTTCCGCCGCCAGCTCGCCATTGCGCGACACGGCCGCCGCGCCTACGACGCCGCTAAGTGGAACCGCTTCACGGCTGACTTCCTCGCCTCCGGCAACAGCGCCGACGCCGAGATCCGCGGCAGCCTCAAGGTGCTACGCAACCGCAGCCGTGCGCTGGTCCGCGACAACCCCTACGCCCGCCAAGCCAAGCGCACCACCCAAATCAACGTCGTCGGCGCCCGCGGCATCCAAATGCAGCCCCAGGTGCTCCGCCCTGACGGCAGCGAAAAGGACGAGCGCCGCAACGCCGCCCTCCTCGCCGCCTGGAACCACTGGTGCCGCCCCGACTCCTGCGACGTAACCGGCCGCCTCAGCTTCCACGGGATCGAACTCAGCATCGTCGGCGCCCTACCCGAATCCGGCGAAATCGGCATCCGCCTGGTCCGCCAGCCCATGGGCCGCAGCAAAGTCCCCCTAAGCCTGGAGCTAATCGAAGCCGATCAAATCGACGACGAATACACCGGACTTAGCGACCGCCCTAAGCACTACTGGCGTATGGGTGTTGAGCTAAATGAATGGGGCAGGCCCACCCGCTACGCAATTCTGCGTAAGCACCCTGGTGACGTTGAGTTCACCAACTACATCGGCAGTAATGAGAAGCATCTCTTTATTGATGCTGCCGATTTTATACACGTTTTTATGCCTGAGCGCGTCGGGCAGACACGCGGAGTCCCCTGGTTCGCCTCGGTAATTACTACGTCGTGGAATCTCGGTAAGTACGAGGAGGCGCACTGGACGCGGAAGCGTGTGCAGGCCAACAGCCTCGGCTGGATCCAGACCCCCGAGCCTGAGACCTTCGGCAGCACCAACCCCGACGGCACGCCCGCCCTGGAGGACAGCAAGCGCCTCTGGAACACCGAGCCCGGCAGCTACAACTTCTTGCTCCCCGGCGAAACCGCCATCCCGCCCGACTTCGGCCCCGACGACGGCCAATACGAAGCGGTGGTACGCACCCTCGCCCGCCGCTTCGCCGCCGGCTACGGCTGCTCCTACGAGACCCTTAGCCGTGACTTTTCGGACACCAATTACAGCTCCTCCAGGCTCAGCATCTTGGAAGACCGTGATCACTGGCGCGTAATCCAGTCGGTACTAATTCAGCAGGTACACCAGCGCGTATTTGAGGAGTGGCTCGCCGCGGCCGCGCTCGCTGAGCTGCCCATGCCGATGTTCAGCGACGTATGGACCCGACCTGAGCGCTACAACACCCCGCACTGGCAGGCTCGCGCCTGGAGCTGGGTCGATCCGGCCAAAGAGATGAAGGCCATGGAAATGAGCCGCGCCCTGCAGCTCCAAACCCACGCCGAACAAATCATGGAGTACACCGGCAACGACTTCATGAGCACCATGACCACCATCAGCAAGGAGAACGAACTCAAACAAGAACTCGGCCTAAGCGGCGCCTCCCCCGCTCCCACCTCCACCGATCCACCCACAGAAACCCCCGGCCGCAACATCGAACCCCTCTACTTAGAGGGCGAGGACGAGCCCATCAACCTCCGCACCGACCTCAGCGCCGCCGCTAAGCCGCAGCGCTAAGCCGCCCCACTGCCCCTTAGCACTTACCGCCCCCACGCCCCACCGCCCCTTAGCGCCTCCGCTTATGGCCAACGTCAACGGCACCGAGATCAACCTCATGCCCACCAAGGGGATGCGGGCCGAGGCCGAGCGCTACCGCGCCTGGAAGGCCGAGGGACGCAAAGGTGGCACCTCCGTAGCAGCCCGCCGCGCCACCCAAATCCTCAGCGGTAATGAGCTGAGCCCCGCCACCGTCATCACGATGTCCGCCTGGTTCGCTCGCCACGAAGTGGACAAGCAGGGCGACGGCTACTCACCGGGCAGCCCCGCTTATCCGTCACCCGGCCGCGTCGCCTGGGCCGCCTGGGGCGGCGATCCCGGCAAGACCTGGGCCGACGCTAAGGCCAAAACCATAAAAAGCGCCACCGATAGACTGCACAACACAACAACTATGGCCGTGATGGACGCCACCGCCGATCAGCAACGCGAGCTGACGCCAGACCTTACAGCTCCCCAAGTTGCGCTCTACGAAGCCTTGGAGGAAATTGTCGATGATCTCGGTCAGTTTGATCAGGGCATTGGCGCTCACGGCGCTCATTACATGCCTGTCAGCCCCTTCGCCAGCGAAGGGATGCAGTGCTCCAACTGCATCTTTTACGCCGGCCCTCGCGCTTGCGAAGTCGTCGCTGGCGACATCGCCCCCGAAGGCGCCTGCAAGTTCTGGATCATCCCAGAACAGCTGCTCACCCCCCAGGCTGACGCCTCAGCCGAAGGCCGTACCGCTACCTCTGCCGATGAAGTGCGCCTCGCCGCTAAGTCTGTGCGTGACTACGCAGCCCAACGCGCCGCAGCCGGCGAGCTGAGTGAGGGCGATTTCGTTGCCTGGCAGTCCAGCGGTGGCACGGCCCGCGGGCGCATCGAACACGTCATGCGTACCGGCACCCTCGGCGTCCCCGGCAGCGACTTCAGCATCGACGCCTCCGCCGACGACCCCGCCGCCCTGATTCGCATCTACCGCCCTAAGCAGGACGGCTGGAGCGAAACCGAAACCCTCGTCGGCCATAAGTTTTCGACGCTCCGCAAGATCGAGCCCCTCGACGAACCTTCGGACGACAGCGAAGACGACCGCAGCCTGGAACAGCGCCCTTACCCCAACGAACACGCTGCCCGCCTCTTAGACCCCGGCCAGTTCGACCGCTTCCGCCGCAAGAACAACGACTTCGCCCAAGGTATCGACTCCATTTACGGAATCAAAGGCGACGATCCCGTGCGCCTACAAGCCCTACGCTTCGACGCCGCACGCTTTACAGTAAGTGAAGCTAAGAAGTGGCTTAGCGATCACGACTACACGCCCATCTCCTTTGAGCCCGCTACAGGCAAGTCCATGGACGGCAAAATCGACATCAAGGCCATCAGTAAGGAAGTGCTTAGGCGCGAAGCTCCGCAAGGTCTCCGCGTCGAAGAAAGCACCACTACGGGGCTTACCTTTAGCTTCAGCTCCGAGGCGCCCGTGGAGCGCTGGTGGGGCCGCGAGGTGCTGATGCACGATGACGGCGCCATGGACCTGGCCCGCATGAACGACGGCGGCCCCTGGCTCTGGAACCACAACCGCGACGTGGTGCTCGGCGTCGCCGAAAAAGCCTGGCTTGGCGACGATCGCCGCCTCTACGTCAAAACGAAATGGAGCCCCAACACCACCGAAAAAGGCACCGAAGAATACAAGCGTCGTCGTGACATCGAAGCGGGCATCGTCCGCAACGTATCCTTCGCCTACGAGATCAACGATGTGCGCGAAGCATCCAACGGCGACATGCAAGTAGTGGGCTGGAACGTTCTGGAAGTCTCCTCAGTAAGCGTGCCCGCCGACCAGACCGTTGGCCTGGGCCGCGCACTCGACGACACCAACACATCTCCCACGCCACTTACGACGCAAGAAACAAATCAAGCGTCAACCCCTACACTAGAAACTAAGCAGACCGCCGAGCGCGGAGCTGACTTCCCCCAAGATCCTCCATCCATGGAACAAGCCACCAACGTTCAGGAGGTCCAATCCGCCGCTCGGCAGTCCGAGCGTGAGCGTGTTGCGGCCATCCGCGCCATGTGCGCCCAGCACCAGATCGGCACCGATCTGGCTGACACCCTCATCGACAACGAATCCACCCTCGACCAAGCCCGCGAAGCCGTGCTGAACCAAATCGGACGCACCCGCGTCGAAGTCCAAGGTCGCGTCCATGACGACGACTCCGCCGCCCTCGGCCTCACCGACAAGGAAGTTCGCAGCTTCTCCTTCGTCCGCGCCCTCAACCACCTCATCGCCCCCGGCGATCGCGCTGCCCGCGAAGCCGCCGCGTTTGAAATCGAGGTCGGCAAGGCTGCCGCCGAGAAGTATCAGCGCTCCTCCAACGGCATCGTCATCCCCAACGAAGTGCTCCGCCGCGACCTCGTGGTCGGCACCAGCACCGCCGGTGGCAACCTCGTCTCCACCGATCTGCTGAGCGGCAGCTTCATCGACCTCCTGCGTAACCGCATGGCGATGATGCAAGCCGGCGTCACCATGCTGAGCGGCCTCCAAGGCAACGTAAGCATCCCGAAACAATCTTCCGCCGCGACCGCTTACTGGGTCGGCGAAAGCGGCTCACCCACCGAGAGCCAGCAGGCAATCGAACAGGTGAACATGACGCCCAAGACCGTGGGCGCCTTCGTCGATTACAGCCGCCGCCTGCTGCTCCAGGCTTCGATCGACGTGGAGTCGATGATCCGTGCCGACCTGGCCAAGATCATCGCCCTTGAGCTGGACCGCGCTGCCATCTACGGCACGGGCTCCACCAACCAGCCCCTCGGCCTGACCAACACCACCGGCATCGGCGCTCAGACGATCAGCACCTTTGGCACCTTCGCCGAGTACATCGGCATGGAAACCGACGTGGCGACCGCCAACGCCGACGCCGGCTCGATGCGCTACATCATCAACGCCGCCGCCCGCGGTGCCCTCAAGAGCACCAGCGTCGCCGGCACCGAAGCCAAGTTCGTCTACGAGAACGACGAGATCAACGGCTACCCCGTGATCGTGAGCAACCAGCTCGGCAACAACGACTGCCTCTTCGGCGACTTCTCCCAGTTCGTCGTGGGCATGTGGTCCGGCCTCGACCTCACCGTCGATCCCTACGCCGGCTCCACCGCTGGCACGGTCCGCGTCATCGCCCTCCAGGACGTTGACTTCGCGGTCAAGCAACCTGGCGCCTTCTGCTTCGGCACCTGATCGCCATGAGGATCGAGATCCTTCGCTCAGTGATGGTCTCGGGGGAGCCGGTAAGCGCCGGCTCCATCCTTGAAGCCACCCCCGCTGACGCCCATCTGCTCATCGGCATGAACAAGGCGCAGCTCGCCCCCGAGCCCGCTCCCGAACCTGCCGTAGAGCCCGCCCTCATCTGTGAGGCCCCCAAGCGGCCCCGCAAAACCACCCCAACCCCCACCGCCGAGGAGGCTTGACCAATGGCCCTCATTCAACAGGCGCTCGACAAGCTTGAGCTGCTGTCCTTCCACGCTACCGCCGCTCGCACCGCGACCGGCAGCGCCACCGGCCTCGACCTGCAGGCATACGACGGCGATGTCGTGCTCGTGCTCGACTCCGCCGCCGCCAGCGCCGGCACCAACCCCACCCTCGACGTGACCGTCGAGGCCAGCGACACCCTCGGTGGCACCTACGCCGCCGTCACCGGCGCCGCCTTCACCCGCGTCACCAGCACTGCCTCGCACCAGAAGCTCGTGATCAGCTCGGATGAAACCGCCCGCTTCGTTCGCGTCACCTACACGATCGGTGGCACCAGCAGCCCCTCCTTCACCTTCTCGGTGAATGGCCTTGGCGTCAAGAAGTACGGCTAAGCCGCACCTCCACCAAGCCCAGCTAGGCCGCGCACCGTCGTCGCTTAGCTGGGCTTTTCCTTACGCACGTTGCCTCCGATGATCACCGAAGACACCGGCCTGTACCTAGCCGACTTCGGCGTAAGCGTTGTGGCAGGCACCGCATCCGGCCTAGGCATTCTCGACATGCCCAGCGAACTAATCGTCGATGGCCAAGTAATCAGCACCGAATACACACTTACTTGCGAATCCTCTAAGTTTGGCGACCTACTCTACGGCTCAAAACTTACCGTAAACGGCGCAGCCTATACCGTACGCGCCAACGTCCTAATTAGCGACGGGGTGTTCACGCAACTATCCTTACAACGCGACCTGGAAAC